CATGTTTTCGCTGACAGGATCGCGTGGCTTCATCTCCTCGCTCATGGGGATAATCTTTTCCGCATCCTGAATGCCCAGAACATCAAGCATCTGCCTGTGCAATTCTGGAAGATCATACATCTGTGGAGCACTCTGGGAGAGTTGAAGTGCCGCCTGATACTGCATGATCCTCTGGCTCATCGTTGCGGCATTCGGGTCAGACACAGGGATGATATCTACACGACCATCAAAGTCATCCGTCTTTATCGCTTCCTTGTCGTCAGGCTCATATTCGTATTCGTCTTCCGCATAGTCACGGACAATGCCAGCAATCAGGATAAATTCCTTGCGCATGGCATCATGCAAACGTGCCTGAATGGCAGACATAACTTTCATTGACCGCTCAATAAGCGCCAATGTTGTGCCAACAGGAGCATCCTGTTTCATGTCGGCCAGCTTCAAATCGGTTATAGACGCAAACCTTCTACCTTCCTCAACGATCTCGCCCAGTAACGAATGAAGCACATTACTGGGTTCTTTGTAGGGGAGGAAAGTAATGTTGTCTTTTATCGCACCGCCCGGAACGTCAACGTCCCTGAACTCCCCCGGCATGATTGGGGAATCATCCCCTTTGATGCGCAACCCCCTAGATTTCAGGCCGCCCGGAAGATTAGACAATGTCCCTGCATCAACAAGCTGACGGAGAAGGGATGTGGCGGATTTAGCTATACCGCCAATAAGGTGGATCAGCCCGAAGCCATAGAAACCAAGACCGGGCATATACTGGTAATGGACAAAATGAAGGCGCTTCATGCGCAGGGGGTCATCCTCATACCAGTTCCTGCGAATTGAGAGGATGGTATTGCTGCCCTTCACAAAGGTTACGACATAGGGAAGGGCAATACCCGTCTCTTCGCCGTCATCGCCCGTGTCCTCATACCCTTCAAGGTCAAGGTCAACGTGCATTTCCAGCAGCACATAGCGGTCATCATGCTCATATGAAGGGGATTCCCCCTCAAGTTGATCATATTTTTCCTGAATATCGGAGAAGTCAGGGGCGCTCGGCGTAAGCTCAACATCCCTGTAAAGCCCTGCCACCTGTAGTTTGCGGATGTCGTTGTGACCTTTCCGCATTACATGGGTGTAGCGCGATGCTGTCAGAAGGTCTGACGCCCCGTAAGAAACAACAAAGTCTTCTGCTGGAATGAAGTGCGAGCAGACACGCCCCATGTTGGGATCGTAATAGACTTTCTTGAAGGACGATCCTGCGAGAGGCAACGAAAACAGCATCTGTTCCGTCTCCGGCCTGAACTCCGTCATCTTCTCGGTCAGCAGATAATTCATATGCTGCTGGATACGAAGCGCCTGCTCTTCCTTCTGGTCAGTTATATTGCCAATTATTTTTGTTTTTACCGGGCCTCCTGCCGGAAACAGTTCCATGACTGCCTGAGACTGAAACCTGACAACCGCCTCTGTAAGTATGGGATGGTAAACCCCACATGCTCCGGGCCAAGGCGTTGTCCTGTCGTCTGACTTTAGTCCAAGGAGGTCAAGCCCTTTGGTATACGTCCTTGCCCAGTCAGCGCGGGAGTTATGGTCTCCCTGAAATTCCCCGTTTAGCTGAGAGGCCAGCCTTCCGAGAGCGTCATCTTCCATATGTTCAGCAATATTGGAATCAAAACCATCATCTCCGCCCGTCTCCCCGCTGCCGGGGTTAAAGTCTATAACGACACCGCCATCATCGGTAGCGATAGAAACAGCTTCAGGATTAACAACAGCTATCTCAACGGCAGAATCTTCAGCATCAACGTCAATAGCATGAAGCTCTTCCTCTGTAACCGTGCTGTCAACACGGGTTGGGGCCTGAGATATACTCTTGTCTATTGCCATTAACTATACTTTCTTAATGGTTGACACCCACTCGGCGGGGGGCTTCTGCGCCGTATCAGTTACCTGATCGGCATAAGCATAGAACTTGGTTCCCTTCGTGGCAGCGCCAGTCCCTTTGATAGGGATGAGCTTTCGAGGAACATCCTCGCCTATGGTACGGCTTATAACTCTCGGCTTGTGCATTATGGTTAACTCCTCAAACAATAGACCGAATATCAATAGTATTCGGCTTTCTGGTAATTCAATGCCTCTTCCTCGTAATCTGAATCAACCCTGATAAAACCACCTTGACGGAATCTTAAAAGAGCCTGCGTACTACTATCGACAAGGTCATCATGGTTGCCAACCGGGAAGGCCGCAAATTCTTCAATCACTTCTTCGGCCCAGTGTTTATTTGGACACCATACAACCCCTGAAGCAAACAGGTCACTGACCGCATTAACCCTAGCAATCTTGTCATTACCCCTTGAGGGGGTAAACTCACCCACGGGAATACCCATCTGCCTTAATTCAAATATAAGCGGCGAACCCGCCGCCTTTGCCTCAACGATACACGCATCAGGCTCCCACTGGTTATAGGTCTTCTGGGCAACCTTTTTCAATTCAGGGAACTCCATCCTATCCTTAAAGGCATCCAGCAAAATAATGTTTGCATTGTCCCTGCCATTGTCATCGGGGCGGTAGAAAACACCCCATGTTGTGCAGGCAGAATAATCAGAGCGCTCTGTTTTAAGAAACGCCGTATCCCAAGACTGGATAATAAATTCACACGGGGGCGGGTCTTCCTTCTCCCAAACACGCCACCAGTCCCTCTTGACCATCGCCTGTTCTTCTGACGTGGGGTCTTGCTGGTACTGGGCAGACCACTTTGCAGCCGGAAGTTCAGCTTTAAGTCTTTCAAGCTCCTCCTTCTCCCAGTATCCGGGCCATAAGGATTTTCCTGACGGCAATATAGCGGGAAGCTGTATAACCTCCCATTCATCCGATCCATCCCTCTGGTGGGATGATTTTAACAATTGACCAGTCAAATCACGCTGGTGCCAGCGTGTCATTACAACAACAATGGAACCACCGGGCTGTAATCTCTGTCGCGGACCTGACGTATACCATTCGTAAACAGGATCAAAGACGCCCGGATCAAACGATCTGGCTTCCTGCTCACTGTGCGGGTCATCGATAATCAGCAGGTCAGCACCCTTACCAGTAACCGCACCGCCAACACCAATAGCGAAGTACTCACCTTCCTCGTTGGTGTTCCAGCGTCCCGCCGCCTTACTGTCCTGCCTTAACTTAACGCCCGGAAATGCGGACTGGAAGTCTTCGCGGCCAACAAGGTTCCTCACCTTCCTGCCAAATCCAACTGCAAGTTCAGCGGTGTGCGCCGTCTGGATTACCTTCTTCGACGGGTCTCTGCCGAGAAACCATGCTGGCATCAGGTAGCTTGCAAACTCTGACTTTGTATGACGGGGCGGCATGTTGATGATCAGCCGCCTCAACTTTCCTTCGGCAACCCTCTCGAAAGCATCCGCCATAATCCTATGGTGTGATCCTTCAATGAAGGCTGGCCACATCCCCTTGACAAAGGAAATGAAGTCCTTCGACATCCTTTCCCTTGAGGTTGCCTGCTCAAGGCGCTCAAGAAGGGAAAGTATTTCCTTCTGTTCTTCGTAGGGAAGGCCCGTTGCTTTCTGTATATACGCATCAAGCTGCGGATCAGTTGTCGCCAAAATTCAAATTCCCGAATAAATATGGTATACGATTCCGCACTTTTACCATAATGCGCCTATTGACATAAAATTGTCAACTATATTGATAGCTCGCCTACAGGGATGCACCTTATGCTTTCTATCCTTGCTCCGGGTTTATCAGAGAATGTACGGAAAGCAAACAAAGAAAGCTCCCTGACATTAGCCCGTACATACCTGTAACAGTCAACTGCTGTATCAAACTCAACAGTAATGCCGTCACGATGAATAATCCTTAACGCATTACTCTCCCAGTACGCCAGAGGGTATGGGAACATCATGGCAATGATAATAATAAATTTCATTCCACCTCAATTTCAGGGTCCACCCCTGACCCCGCTTCGTCTTCCTCTTTCCCTTTCCCTTTCATGTTGGCGATTGCACCTTCGCCCCAGCATACGGGCGGTCCTCTTGTGTGATTCTTGCTCCCATGCCAGCTTTTCGCGTAACTTCTCGACTTCAGCCAACGCCTTGTCGCGTTGAACCCGCACTGTCTCAAACATGATTCGAGAGTACT